CTATCTTCCTCTTCTGATTAATAGGAGAAGTAAGCCAACTCATAGCCCCTTTTCTAGTTAGCTTATCAAACTCTCCTTCTGTCTTTTGAAGCATCGCTTGAATCTCTTCAGGACTCTTCCTTGATAACTCATCTTCAAATTGTTCTGCTTCTATGTCAGCTACCTGTGTGTACTGTTGTAAGATAGGATTAACCTGTGACAAAGCATCAGCAAGGTCCATCAACTTATTCCTACCAACTGCACCAGCTCTACGCTGACCTACACTGTATTGACCTGCTCGTTGAATAGTAGGTTGAATACCTGGAACTGCGTCACCTAACCCTTGTACTTGTACTCGTTCTGCCATTATCTTCTCCTGCCTGTCATTGCTTGTGTATAACTCTGAGATGCTGTAGTTCCTGTTGATGATGCTGATCCCATCCTACTGCTAATACCTTGCCCTGCTGCATATCCACTCAACGCTTGAGAAGTACCTTGCAACACAGCACCTAGAATACTAGGTTGACTGACAGGTGGTCCTATAGGTTGATTAATACCAAGCTGACGTTGAGCCGTAGCAAACTGAGCTTGTTCAAGTGCTAACCCTGTACCTACTCCTGTTAATTCTTGTTGTCTTAAAGAAGCTGCTCTGTACCCTGCTTCCTGTCTTGAGTAGTCATCCATTAAAGCTTGTACACTCGCCCCTGCAACACCTGATTCACCTGCTGAAACTCTCGCCCTAGCTAATGCTTCTTGGGATTTCCTGCTGACTTGTTCTAGTTCCCTCGCGGTAGCCTCCTGTTTCTGTGCTTGCTGCATTCTAATGCTTGATTGCTCTTGCATGAATCGACTTCTTTCAGCAGCTGCCGATTGTGCTTGAAACGCTGCTTGTTGAGCTTGAGCGGCTGCTTGTTGTTTAGCTTGTTGTCTAGCACCTGCAAATTGAACTCCTGATTGGAGACCACCTACTACTGCCATTGCTACTGCTGGGTTACACATAATAAATTACTTCCTCTCTATCTTAAATGACTTATAACCTGAGATATTGCAATCCTCAAAACTAGCACCCAACCAAGTTAACCACCTGACACTGAGTGTATTAGCTTCCATGACATAGTTTGTTAAGTAGTCAAAACCTTCCATCAAATCATCTATCCACACTTGTGAATCCTTAACAAACTTCTTCTTTATCTTACAAAAATTCCTTGTCCCTAATAACCAAGCGATGCCTACATTCTTTCTAGGAGCTACTCCAAAGCTTGCTAATAAACCATCTTGATCTGTCTTGATGCTGTAGCACTTACTACTTGATTCAAATGATCCGTACACAGCATCTCTAGGGTGAAACATTAGACCAATACATTCCATCATATCTTCTTCTCGTAAGTCATCGTATAACAAAGGAGCATCAAGGGTAGGCATACTAGGTTCTATTCTAACTTCCATATCTTCTACTTCTTGGTATCAACATCGATTCAAATTCAGCTGCAAGTATTTTCACTGGTAAAGCACTAGAAGATTTAATTTCAATAGCAGCGTCATTAGGTTGTGATTGAACAGGGAATCTGAAATGTCCGTCTTGAGGTACAAAATTATTGAGTGTTAAGTTAGAGCCTAGTATCTCAGGGTTAAAAGCATAGCTATATGTATCTCTAAATTTAGGAGTTATCTCTACAGTGAAGTGTCCAGTTTCAGTATAGTTCAAGCTACCACTTCTTATTGTTTGATAGGCGTAATCAGAAGCTGATCGTCCTCCTCTTTCTGTAGGTTGCTTCAATGTTTGGTCAGAGAACTTATATAACATATCGTAAGGAAAACCTGCTACGAAATCAACACTTGTTAAATTAGCTGTGACTGTTCCTTCTGTGGTGGATGTCCTCGTGAAAGGGTACTTATGTCCTTTCTTTGAGTATATCTCAACTCCATTAGGATCATAAGGAAATCCACTTATAGTAGTTAACTTAGTCGATGCACTATAACTAAAAGACAACTCAGACTTATCCAACCTACTGTCTAACAATAAAGCATAGTTCTCGTTACCATCCTTTAAGTTGTTCTCCATAGGTATCTTCTCTAAGTAAGTAGAGTCGGAGTCTTTAGTGATAACATAAAGATCAGCTTCGATAAAATGAGCACTTATTATTTCCCTGGAGAAAGTAAACTTCTGCCAAGCGGATTGAACCTTTTCTTTATTTTGCCAAAAGAATTTATAGACAAACATTGTAGTTCTATCACCGTTCAAAGCTACGATTAAGTCTTGAACAGAAGAACCTACCATTAACTCTAAAGTCGAAGGAATATAAGTAGGTATTTGTGCAGTTATTTCAGAAGCATCAAATATATTATTATCAGCATCCACATAGTACTCCATTAATCCTTCACTATTATTCCTTTTAAAATTAAAGTATAAATAGTTATTAATTACTAAAGGTGTAATTGTCTCCGAAGAATCATACTCTGTTGTCGGTGTGATGCTGACTGTTTTAGGAGTAAGCAATTCATTCCCTCTTAACACAAACTGAGTCCTATTGGAAAAGATTACAAGTTTCTCTTGAAAAGGAACAGCGTGTTGTAACTCCACTACTTTTGTGTGACTAATACCCACATCAATTGGAGCGGAGTCTAATAAACTTAAAACACTTGTCCTCCACAAATTAAAGTACTCATCCGCTTCACTGAACACTACATTATTCTTAGTCAGGAAACCTAGTCTATTCTTAAAAAAGAACATATCTTTAATTTTACTTCCCACTAAACTAGGAGCAGGATTACTTCTATCATCTCCTACTTTCCTTGCTTCCCAAGAAGCGACATCTAGTGTCCAGTAATTAAAGGAAGTATCTGTAGGTTTTAACTGTAAAGGCAGAGTATTAAAGTTTAAACGTGATTGAATACCTTCTGATACTCCTTCAGTATCATCTTCATTTTTCCATCCTATAGTTTCTACCCAAGTACCTTCTCCAAATTCGTTGTTATCTTTTGTCTTGAATCTTACGTAGTAGTCATCTTGGTCTAGTTCAGGATCACCTATTACTTTCACTCTAAAATTACGATAACATTTAGCAGGTAAATCTGTTATGCTGGAGACTTCTTTGTAAATAACACCTAGTCCTTGATCCGCTAGTCCATCCGCAGCTCTTATAGAAAAGTCACTGCCTATTACATAACGAGCAGTTAAAGCCCAAGGCGTAGCTAAATTTGTACGTGTCGTTGCTATCCAATATGTAGAGTAATTTGCACCTACTCCAGGTTCATCTGTACTGGATGCTGTGTGGTCTTGTATGCACTTGTAAAATTGATTGTTATGAGAGACATAAGAAACCCTAGAGATTTTAATAACAGCATCTTTACTTTCTGTTCTAATCGCACCTGATGCTTCTATTGTAGCAGTTCCTGTCGCCAAGTTTACAGGAGTTGGAATAACATCTGGGTGGAGTGCACCAATTATGATCCAAACTTCCCGATGCCACTCATAGCTTGACCAAGTATGCTCTGGAGCGTTTTCAGGGGCTTTCATCTCTCCCCAAAATGTAATTATAGGGTCAGGGTAAGAACTATCGTATCCAGTCCCTCCGTACAGCATAGTAACACTTTGTACTACACCTCCTTGGACATCACAGATACCCTTTGCTCCTTGTCCTTTTAAAACTCCATTACTATCATACTGTTCTACAACAGCAGTCACTCGATAACCATAATCCTTAAATAGAGGATCAACTTCTGGATAGAATACATAATCTGCTCCTCCACTTGTAACTGTAATGTCAGATATAACATTAGTTGATTGAGTGTAGTTATAAGCTATTAAATCACTGAGGTCTTTTGCAATGTGTCCTGTGTCTGCATCAAAGCCATCACCTCCTTCACCACTTCGATATGTAGCAGGATAATCAGCGTGAGGTGTGTGCTCGTTTGTATGTCCGCTAGGAAGTGCTGCATTGTTAAAAGGTACTAATAAATCATCGATGTATACATTATAGTTCTTCTTATAGTCTCCTAGTTTAACAAAGAGTAAAGCTTCCCTTTCTAAAGGGGTTGAGAGATCAGTAGAAAAAATAGATACAGTCTGTTCTTTATTTGCTATGAAAGTATAATCAGCAACAGTAAGTGCTTTAACATCTTCTCTAGGATTAGATATATTATTTAAATACGCTTGTGCTGATGTACTTATGCTTACTTGTGCCACAGGATTACCTGTGTTTAAATTGAAAAGAGAGACTGCACAAAGAGATACTTTATTCTCTAATACACAAGCAAACCTATTGTCATCATCTCTGTCTATGTATTGAACAAAGGAGTCATCACTGATCGGACTAGTGAATAATTTATTGATGTGCCTTGTATTAGGACGCTTAACAAGTCCTTCTACAACAGTAGCCCAAGCATTAATCTGTTCGTCACATTGCCCTGGAAACCGTAAGTTGTCAGGTTGTTGTGAAACCCCTTGTGCTAAGTTAGGAACACTGTTTACTAGCAAAGGCATCTCTATCGATCAAGTACTCGTAATACGCTGTAGTTATCGAAGATGGTTCTATCTGCATTCTCAGAGTCACTCTCAATAGCTCTTGCTTTCGCTTCAATCTCATCTCTTAAAGCAAACCCTTCTATCTCTCTACTCCCTAAGAATCGGGCAGCAAAAATACGAGCTGCTTTAACAGATATGTAATGTCTAAATTGTTCAGGTAATTCTTCGTAAGCTAACTCAAAAGTTATAATAGCTTTTAAGCTCTTAGTCCAAGTATCCCTGTGGTTTTTCCTGTCGTATAATTTAAGACCTCGTTGTACAGGATCAGTGTCCGTGTTTAACTCAGGGTCTAAATCTACTTTTAAAGTGTTAACAGGAAGAGTAATCTTACTAGTACCTGAATCAGGAACTAAAGGATAATCATACTCAGTGTTGTAATGCCAGCCTTCCGATTGGATTGCTTTGCTTGTCTCGTTTAAAACAGACTCAGCTTGAACGACAGTCACAGGAACAGCACTTGTGCCTCCTAATGTATTAACAGGTGATTCTCCTATTACAGAGATCATTATGTTTACTGCGTCAAGTTTAGTCGTTAAAGCCATAGCATTGTTTAGTAAATAAAAATATCAGTGAAGGGAAGGGATTCCGCTACGCAGTCCCCCTCCCCAACACCGAAGAGAGAA